ATATAAGTTGTCTTACTCCATCGGTAAGCCTCCTTATCCTTTGCACTTTTAGAAGCAAATGCTTGTTGAGTTGCCATATTTTCCTCCTTTCCGAGTTAATGATTATTCGCTAGTCGATAATTATTAACGACTATCTATATCTTGTTTGGCTATTGATAAACCAAACAATAATATTCCACCGAATGATAATATAACACCTAATTTCCCGTGTTCTTCGGGGTAGAAGATAACCATCATCAACCCCAAAATGAACACACAGGCATATATCACCATCTGTGTTAATTGACAGAATATCCTCATTTATCCTCTTTCTCGATGAGATCCATAATCTGTCTTTGTTTACGCTTGACTATCTCAGTTATTTCAACCATTCTTTCAGGTGTTAATCCATCTATAGCCTTAAGCATATCACTATATGTACCAGCTATATCGAACTTAACAACTACTTCTATCTTTTTTGGGAATGGATTAATTGTATCTCCAATACTATTAACACCATCCTTAACCATTTTAGTTATGTTCATCTTATCTCCTTTCAGTTATTATTGATAATAATCACTACTACTAGCTATAGTGATTATTATATTAGCTTTGATAGTATCTTATCCATATTTTTATCTAGTATTTTCATCTTTCTTCTAAGACTTTTAGGCATATAAGTATTATACATTGGATACATAACCATTGGTCTAGTAGCTCTTATTTCGCGTATTTTAATATTAAATATAAAATACTCTTCAACTAGATAATACTTTTTACGATAGTACATAGGTCTTCTACGACTATGATATATAAAGTCTTTTATTTTATCTATCATCTTATCCTTTCTGCCTGATATTGCTTGATTCAGGCTTATTTATGTTAGTTGTCTAATCACTAGCAATCAAGTTAGCAAGGATTAGCAACGGTTATAGAGGGATTCGGTAATCAATATATCAATGTATTTAGCACAATGTATATCGACTACCAAATCTATTTAAAACGCTATTGGTCAACTGATAATGAGTCAGCATTCAATATGAATATACGCTTATCTTTCAACGCTGGAATTAAGTAGGACGTAGCTACAACCAGACATTGGTCAACGATGCGTATTAACCAATAACAATTATTTATCGCTGTCACGCTTGTCAGCGATCAATAATTACACGACAAAAGAGACAAATCTTTGATTTGTCCTTTAAAATAACAATCGCGATAAGCGATTGAGAGACAAATCGCCTTAGCGATTTGACTTTGACGGGTTTTAAACTTACCCTCATCACATCGACAGCTTTGTCGATTGATGATATAGGGGGGTTTTATACAGCAATCCCCTAAGCAAGGGGTAATAACAACAATAAAGGAGAACGACATGATACCAGTAGGTTTAAAAGCAGGAGGACACGCAATAAGATTCCTCCGAACTTTATACAAAGGTAAAGCAAAAATAGGTTCAGCGTCCAAAAAAGCAGCAGGTTATATGGCAAAAAAAGGACACGCTAAAACTAGCCAATTTATTACAGGTGTATCCCAAAAGACGCACAAAGGTACTAAATGGGCAAAAAGAACGATTAAGAAATATCCTAAATCTTCAGCAGCACTAGGTGGAGCTGTGGCTTGGGATATGATTGACGATGCATAATAAGGAAAAATATGATAAATAAATTTTTATTAGGAGCAATGACGGCAAGTCATGCAGTTGGTTCCCCTATTATTAAGGGAGCTAAATGGCTTAGAGGCAAAACACCAAAAAGTGTTGGAAAATTTGGAAAAAAATCCAAAAATTTCTTAAAAAAAGAATATAAAGATATGAAACACTTTGCTAAAACAAATCCAGAAATGTTTGTTGGTAGTGCAGTAATTGGTGGTGCAGCTGGTTATGGTATTAAAAAAGGATATCAAGCAGCTACTGGAAAAAACAAAAAAAAGAAAAAGACATAGTAAATGGGCAAGAAGCTCCCACAATTCGGAGTTAATAACTACGTAAAGTATACCAAGCCCAAACTAGGTCGCCACAAAAAAAGACTTAACAAACGGGAAAAAGCAAACTATAAGAAATACAGAGGACAAGGACGATGAAATTTCCATTAGGATTACCATATAATGTTATCAGTAGTCTTTCAGCTAAAACTTTAAAAAAGAGCTGGAAGAAGCGAGATGCGTTTATCAAAAACTTAAAGAACCCTAAGTTCAGAGCTAAGGCAAAAATAAAGGATTATAAATCGGTATTATAATTATGATAAAAAGACCAATTAAATATCACTTTAAAAAAGGAAAAGTAAAATACAATCCAGATCAATGGGAAGATGGAACTGGTTGGGGTCCGTCAGGAATGCCCTCAAGAACAAAAATTTTTCATCTTAAAACTAGACAAAATTTATCTAAAAATCAAATTACTTCTAGAATAGAAAAAAACTTTAAGAAAAAAAGAGGTGAAAGACTTTATGCAGGAAAACCAGGAAGATCTCAATGGTTAGGTCATCGTGCTACAGATGAATTAGGTGGAGAATTTAATGCTGAAGTTCGATCATTAAGTTTTGGCAAAGGTACAAGAACATTACAAGGAAAAAAAGCTAAGAAATTTTACGCTAGAGCAAAAAATATTAATCGAAGAGGAAAAGATTTATCTGTAAGTAAATTTGAAAGTGAGTTTTAATGGCTAAAAGATCAATAGAAAAACTAGCAGACAAGATCATTAACCTTTCACCAGAAGAGGCTCAACAGCTTCAATTGGTGATTAAGGCTAAGATGCTTCCAGAAATGGCTAAGAAACAAGCAGGTTTACTGGAACAACAGGCAAATAACCCACAAATGATGCAGCAGATGGGTCAAAGACCAGGTGGTCAAATGCCTATGCCAACAACAAGAGATGCTGCAATGAGAGGACTATTAAGATAATGCCAAAAGTAGGTAAAAAAAAGTACCCTTATACTAAAAAGGGAAAAGCTGCAGCGAAAAAAGCAGCTAAGAAAAAAGGAAAAAAGGTTAGATACTAACCAAAAGGGAGGAATATGGCAACAAACGTAAAAGGCAATTATAAAGGCGGCAAATATTTAAAAACAATACCAGGAGAAGGTCCAAAAACACTTATTGAAACAACACGTGGAGTTAAGAAAGGTATTAGTTTTAAAAGTAGAGCTGGAGTCTGGGGACAAAAAGCAAAAGGTCTTGGATTAAAAGCAGGTAAACACGCAGCCAAAACTTATGGTATGTATGGTGCTCCATCAGTAAGTTTAGCTAGAAAAGCTGGTAAATTAGCTATGAAACCAGTTAAATTAGCACTTAGATTTCCTGGTGCAGGTCTAGCTTTAACAGGAGCTTATTATGGAGCTAAAGCATTAGGTAAAAAATATGGTAGAAAATATCATTTTTCTCCAGTAAGACAATTTGATAAAAAAGGTAGAAAGATAATTTAATGTCAGATTCAAATCCAAATCACGGTGGTAAAAGAGAAGGTTCAGGTAGACCATTAGGGTCTAAAAGTACTAAACCTAAGTGGAAAACTATGGATGAAATGTCAGTAAAATATCAACATAGCCCTTTAGATTATATGTTAGCTGTGTTAAACAATCCTATGAGTTCGCCTGATAGAAAAATGTATGCAGCCGAAAAAGCAGCACCATTTGTTCACCCCAGGTTAGCTTCTACAACTTCGAAAATAGGATCAGATGAACCAATTGAAATCAAAGTCGAGTGGCAAAAAGAAGACAAAGAAAATAAAAAAGATTGAGATTCCATATAGACCAAGAGAATATCAATTAGAAGTACACAATAGTAAAAAGAGATTTAATGTACTGGTTTGTCATAGACGATTCGGAAAATCAGTATTATCAATAAACGAATTAATTAAAACAGCAGCAGGAAAACCAAGATCGCTGTTAGCTTTTATAGCTCCTACTTATAGACAAGGTAAATCAATTGCCTGGGAGTATTTAAAGTTTTATACAAAACCATTAATGTATTTTGGTGGTAGTAGAAACGAAACAGAATTAAGAATAGATTTATTTAACGGAAGCCGTATTCAAATATTTGGTGCAGATAATCCAGACTCAATTCGTGGAATGGGATTTGATGGAGTCGTAATGGATGAATATGCAATTATGTCTCCAAGAGTTTGGACAGAGATCGTAAGACCTGCTGTATCAGACAAATTAGGATGGGTTATGTTTATCGGTACACCCATGGGACATAATCAGTTCTGGGAAGTCTATGACTTCGCTCAACGTGGTCATAAAGACTGGATGGGCAAGATCTATAGAGCCTCAGATACTAAAGTAATTCCAGATGAAGAGCTGGAACAGGCACGTGCCATAATGACTGAAGAACAGTATGAGCAAGAATTTGAATGCTCTTTTACTGCAGCAGTCTCAGGCAGTTATTACGGAAGATTAATAACAAAAGCTGATAATCAAAAGAGAATCACTACCGTGCCTTTAGATTCTAATGTAGGTGTAGAAACGTGGTGGGACTTAGGTATAGGAGACTCAACTGCAATTTGGTTTGCACAACGAGTAGGGCAGGAAATACACCTTATTGATTACTACGAAACTTCAGGTGAATCATTAGCACACTATGCTGATAAACTTGAAGAAAAAGGATATGCTTATTCTAATCATATAGCTCCACACGATATTATGGCTAGAGAGTTAGGAACAGGTAAGTCCAGAATAGAAGTAGCAAGAGATTTAGGGATTGACTTTGAGGTCGCTCCTAAATTAGAAGTAGATCACGGAATAGAAACTGTGAGAAATTATTTACCACATTGTTATTTTGATAGAGAAAAATGCAAAGTAGGACTAGATGCATTAAGACAATATCGAAAACAATGGGATGATAAAAACCAAGTGTTTAAAAATAAACCTTTACACGATTGGTGTTCACACGCAGCTGACGCTTTTAGATATGGATGTGTTGCAGAACCAATTGATACAACAGAATGGGAAAGACCAATTAAAGTAGATACGAGATATATAGTATGAAGAAATCAGAACAAGAAATTTTAGCAATATTAAACAGAGAAATACATAACGCATCAGGATTTATAGGTGGAGAATTAGTTTCTAAAAGAAAGAAATCTCTAGCTTATTATCTTGGTCAATCGTTAGGGAATGAACAAGAAGGTCGTTCTCAAGTAGTTTCTAATGATGTTTTAGACACAGTAGAAAGTTTGATGCCAGCATTAATGAGAATATTTACTGCTGGAGATAATGTATTTCAATGTGAAGGGACTGGACCAGAAGATGATGAGATGGCTCGTCAATGTTCAGATTACCTGAATTATGTTTTTTATAAAGAGAATGATGGATTCTTATCTTTATATTCTGCTTTTAAAGATGCATTAATTCAAAAGAATGGAATTTTAAAAATTTACTGGGATGATTCTCAAAAGACTGAAAGAGAAGAATATACAAGATTAACAGATGATGAGTTTAATGATTTAGTTTCAGATCCTCAAGTAAAAGTTTCAAATCATTCAGAATACGAAGAACCCATGACAGATGATCGTGGTAAAGAAATAGATAAAGTTCTTTTACATGATGTCGTTATTCATAGAACAAGATTATATGGTCAGGTTAGAATTGAACCTGTACCACCTGAAGAATTTTTAATTGAAAGAAGATGTAAGTCTATAGATTCAGCTAACTTTGTTTGTCATAGAACGAACAAAACAAGAACAGAATTAGTTGAAATGGGATTTGATCCTGATATTGTAGCAGGATTACCTACAGGAGATCCTGATTATTTTACAGAAGATAAAATGGTTAGACATGAAAGTGTAGACTTTTCACATGGTTTAGCTGATGGAGATAAAAGTACTAATGATGTTTTAGTTTATGAGTCTTACATTAAGAT